TAATAGTCCGGGATCATGTCGCTCACCGCGACAAGACACCCGCCTGCACGGAAGCCCGGCCGCAGACCCAATGCCTGCAGTTGCGACATCACCGGGGTCGGCATGGGGCCGGGAGCCGTCGCCCACTCAGCGAGATTCGTGATGCGATCCGCCATGTCTCCGTTGATTGTCGCGATTACGCCACCATCCCGTTCAAGGCCGAAACCATGATGCTGGATATGGCGCCGGATCTCCGTGAAGTGAGCCAGCGTTGGAGTGCCCGACACGTTGTATGCCAGGTAGTGATCATGCGAACTGTAGAACGAGTTCTCTTCCCATTTAGGTGGGGTAGCCGTCCCGTCCCACCAGCCGCCGTCAAGCAGCATGGCTCGGGTGCAGACCTTCGTCACCCAGCGGCGGTCAGCATCGAGCGCCTGGGTGTGGTTCTTGAGCATTGACTTGCGGTCGAGCCCATCCTCCACGGCCTGCTGTGTAACATCGGTCCCGAGACCGTATCGCAGTGGCTCGGGCAGGTCGATGTCCTGGTAGTACGGACGCTGACGGCTCGGAGTGCCACCCTCACCCACGGGCTGGTAGCCCATGGATCGCTGGTAGACACGCTCGGTCTCCTCGTGGGTGCGCTCGCACAGCAGGTCATCCCACTGCCGCTCATTTTGGTTATACTCGTCCACGGCATACCGGAGTTCGGTAACCGTGTCCATGATTTGCGCAGTATTGAGAATTCCATCGGCCATGAGACCATCATCCTTTCCCACAAGGGGACTTACACTTTAGCTCATCATCAACGACTAGCTGTTCGTCGTGTAGGACGGGTCGATCTGAAGGGCAAACGTCGTCGCGCTGAGTCCCATGCCTACGATCTGCACGACCTTGCCGGTGCCAACCGGCGCAGTTCCCTGCACCGTACCAACCGTCTCGCCAAGGTACACGGGCTTATTGACAGTCAGCCCGGAAGCGCCCTTCACGACGCCCTCACGGACGATGGTCACGGCCTGGTCTGCTGCCACTGCAAAGGGCGAGAAGCCAGTGCATGGGACATTCTGGCTCGCTACTGCCGCAATGGTCGGCGTCACCACACCGCTGGCATTCTGCACCATGGATGGGGTTGTGATGGCCGCGCTCGCGATGCCTTCCGAATCCATATCGCCGATCAGATTGATGTCTGTTACGAGTTCCATCGCCATCGTCATCGCCTCCATCAGAATGCCGCTTCCGCGGCTTCACAGCGTATCTATTCGCCGCGGTTCAGCTTCCGGTTGTGCGCCTGGTACAATTCATCAATGGGCGTGTTCGACTTCAGATGCTCCGCCAGGATCTCGTCTTTCACTTCCTGCACTACAGGAAGCTGCGCCACCTGGGCCTCGGGGTCCGTGATGCCGGCTGCGCCGAACGCAGACGCACCGATCTCGCCATTGATGTAAGTATGGAGCCCACCGAACTGCTTCACGTGCGCAAAGAGCGCATCAATGGTCTCGCGGTTCGGATTGAGATACGCTGCGGCGAGCACGTCCGTCGCACTGGCGGCAATGCTGCGCCGGCCACCGTCGAATTCGATGCCCTTGATCTCAGCCCGGACGCGGCTCTCACGTTCCTCTTCCTCGCGCCTAGTAGCTTCACCGAGGCGCATATTCGCCGATGCAGCCACTTCCTTGGCCTGCTTCGTAGTCTCCGCCATCTCCATCATCTGGCGCCGCATCTCATTGAACTCGGCTCTAGTGGGCGGAGTCTCGTCGTCGCTAGGCTCCGGCACAGCGTCTGTGTCATTCGCACGCGGCGGCTCAGAGGTCGTGGTGGCAGGTGGCTCTGCTGGGGGCTGTGCGGGTGGCCCGGAAGGCTCCGTCTCCAGCTTTGTCTTCTCCGCTGCGATGAGCGCGTCAAAGTCTTCGACGCCTTCGCTCAATGCAGTCCATTCCTCGTCGGACATCGCCTGCCCACGGGCCTCATCAATCTGTCTCCGTGCCGTGGTCGCTTCCATCGTCGCACCTCCGGGGGGTTGGGCGTTATCGCCCGTCGCTTCTGAATTTGCGGATAGAGCATACGCCGATGCCGCGATCTCCAACTGCGGCTGCTGCCAGAAGAATGGCCGCGCCGTCATGGCCGCGCTAAAGAGAAAACAGTTGTATCCGTACATCGGGTCGGGTTTGTCGTCGAGGATGAAATGAGCGGAAACAAAGGGCGTCTCTTGCGACTCCACCTTCTGGCGGCCCATCTCCGTCCATTCAATCGCACCACACAGCACACCCTCGTGACCATCAACATCCTGGACCACGAGATCCTTAATCCAACCGTATGCGCCGTCAGGATTGGGGCTGTGTTCGGCTCGTTCGTCAATGGGGATGCCCAACTGCGTGGGAACTCCGGCAGCGAATGCTGCCACCATGCCCTCAATGTCGGAGGGTGTGACTTTGAAGACGCCGTAGCTTGGATGTTCCCAGATGCCGGGGTAGATGAGGGGATGCAAGACGCGACCGTCGCGGTCGCCCGCATCTTGCATCCCTGGGAGGGACTCAAGGGCAGCCAGGGTGAATGCCTGGGCCGCCCGTTTGTCGTCCGTGAAGATGATTCTCGACTGTGAATCTGGCATTGCTGCCCTGTTGCGAGCGCGGAGAACCTCTTGACGCTCACAACAGGATTAACACAGTACCGAACCAAATGTCAAGCGCATCTAAGTCTTTTTCTCAGTCTCTTGAGCTTCAGCCGCGTCATCCTTCGCCGTCTCAGGTGCCGTCTGGATGTACTCCCGCTCCTTCCGCTGCTCCTCCATCCAGTCCCAGTCCTCGTCGCTAAGGCCGTCCATTCCGGCTTCTCTAACGGCCATATCCAACATACCACGCGGAGCCAGCACGTTTATGTCAAACAGCGCCCGAATCAGGTTGCCCAATTCGCCAACATCCCGCATCCCGATGGGTCCGTGAACCAATCGTGGACGCGGATAGTAGTCCGGATAATTGTACTCCATCCAACGCGATATGGCATATCTGTCGAACCCGCTGCAGATCCAGTCGGCCACAGTGACCTCTGCATGGAGGAACATCGAACTAGCATCTGCGGAGAGACCAAAGCTACCCCGATCTCCTCCCTGACTATACCCAACAAACTGCGCCAGCATCGTCTGAAGGATGTACTGGTGCTGCCGCTCGATCATGCCCTCGAAAGGCACGTCCGCACTGCCCGGCCACTCGTATCTGAAATTCCAACTGGCGTCCATCACCATGCCGGCATCTTCGTTCACCCGCAGGCGGGCCACCTTCTCAGCGGCATCCTCCCGCTCGGATTTCTTTATGTCCTCCATCTCAGGCAGTTCGAGAATGGGTATCCCAAGGGCCTGCCGCTCAATCCTGATCGCCGCAAACTCCTCAAACGCGGACTTGTAGTTGTACGCCTTCCACGCCTGCCGTAGCAGCCCCATCCCCTCAGGATTCCCCGCCTCCTCACGCCAGGTATACAGGAGCAGTTTCTCGATCGGTACGTCCACGGTCACTCGCTTACGCAGATCATCCAGCGAGTACCCGACAGACTCATAGCCCTGGACGCCACCGGACTTGTCGAAATACCAGCGATTGATCGTCTCGGGTTTTCTGTCGGCAAACTTCCGCCAGCCAGTAATCCCGTCAGTCTTCTCCTCCCATACCATCTCGAAGAGGGCGATCCCCTTCAGGGGCCCGATCAATGACAGCCGGAGAAAATCGTCCCATGAGTGGGATAGTTCATCCATGATATTTTGTTGTAGTCGCGCGGCGATCTTCCTGCCGCGCAGGCTTGTATCTCCAATGCCTGGCTCAATGCTCCATGACGCCCGGCGTAAGAGCAGTGATAACAAGTTCTCGATGGTAGTGACGGCCGTGTCCGACCGGCGCATCTCATCGAAGCGTGCCATTCTGCTCTGGAAGCTCTTCATGTCTACGTTGTAATCGTCGGTGATCTTTCCCAGCCTGACATCCAGGCCGGTGAGACCGAGTTCTTTGTAGTCATTCCCCTTGCTACGGGTAGGATTTGTTGACGCGCCGATATTGGGCGTCCGGGGAACACCCACAATCATCTCGCGCCTCGGGATGTCATCAGGATCTACGGGTTTCGGTGCAGGTGACGCTTCAGCCTCGATGGGAGCAATATTCTTCTTCGGCTTCCGGCGCCATGGCCATTTCACTCTTACCGCCCTCTTCCCTTCGAGATATCACGGATCCCTGCGAGAATACTTGACTGCTTAAGCCCAATCACTCGGCTACCTGTTTCCTCGTCACGAGACGGTCGTCTCGTGCTCTTTATCGCCAGGCACGCCAGCATGAACGCATCTGTCTCGTCCACGTTCTTCCCGTGCTTTTTCGGGACACCCTTGCGCACAGACGCGATGCCCTTGATGAGTTCCTTGAACTCGTCAGGATCAACAATTACTCTCCCGAGATTCACATTGGTGGCGCAATTGTTTACCATGCGGTTGCGCGGAACATGCCACCACTTCGTCCTGTCAATTTCGTCCTCGACAATGCGAATCTTGCTGCCACCGGTGAAATGGACCGGCTTGCGTGTCTTGACCCTCGGGAGGATCGCAGTGCCCTTCTCATTCGTCCCGTCAATGAAGCACGGACCAGGCCACTTCGCGTCAATGGACTCGATGAAGTCGATCTGCTGCTGGGCGCGAACCTTCGTCGCATCTTCAGACTCGCCCTTCTTCATTGGCTTCGCTTTATGGACTTCGACCGCAACGACCTGGCGGGGGCGAGTCGTGATGTCGATGACAACGGCTACGGTCCGGCACACTCCATAACTGCTCTGGTCAATCCCCTTCACATATCGGTGCCCGTTGATGGGTTCGCCGCCGATCCACGGGACGCGCTTCGCGAACATTTCGGCGGCAGACATATCGAATTCAGCTTCGCCGGCCAGCAGGCGCTTGAGTTCATGCTCCTGCGCGAAGTTGTCTTCACCCATGCGGGCCTTTTGTTTGATTTTCCACGTTTCATCGCGATTGGGCCGCAGACGCCAGTCGATGGGGATGACCTCGAAACCCATATCCTGGCCCTCATCCACCATCCGGCAGAAGAAATCTCCATCGCCCTGGAAAGTTGAAAGCATCCAAATCATTGACTCGCCGTCGCCGGTCATGCCGCTCAGGGATGTGTACGATTCATCGGCGAACTGCATGTCGGCGACTTCATCCATCAGGACCACATTGCCGTCGAAGCTGCGACCGGCGCCGGGCGTGCAAGCATGGGCGCGGATGTAATTCACCGAATGGGGCCCATTGTACTGAATCTGCTTCGTATACTTGCCGCCAAGCCTGATCTTCGAGCGAACCTCGTCGGGAAGGGTCGCATACTCAAGGCCGAGTTTCGCGATGTTGAGACATCGCTCGATCGCCGTCTCTTCCTTGTTCGCGACAACGTGCATGTGCCAAGGAACCTGATTGATGAAGGCCCACGCAGCGCAGGTCATAATTGCTGTCGTCACGCCGGTTTGCCGTGATTTCGCTACGATCACGCTCTCGCCCCGAGCGAACATACGCATGAGAGCGATCTGATATGGCCATGGTTTGAATGGCTGGAGGCCGGCCGTCTTCGTCTCGATGATCCAGTTGACCTGCTTGCACCACTCAACCGGGTCCCTCGCGGCGGCATCGTGCAGTGCTTTCACACGGTACTGCTCCGCGAGATCGGCTGCCGCATCGGCGAGACCGCCGGCAAGGACATTGGCGGGAACGGCAATGCGGGCGCGTGGTTCCAATGGTGACACCGATGGCATGACCTCACCGACCTCCTCGCGATATTTGATCTTCCGGTAGAATTCAATGCGCTGCTCATTCGTGGCGCGTGAGGCGAATTGCCGGATGCTGCGGAGGCGCTCTGGCACGAGTTGTGCGCAAAGGTGTTTTCCCTTCTCATTGAGCCAATACCAGGTGTTGCGTTCTCTGTAACGATAGGTTGGTGGCGGCTCTTCCCTGTCGTGTTCCGTGATCAGTGCCGGCTTCTTTATGCAGCCGTTGATGAAACGCTCAATCTGTTGGCTGACTAGGATCGGGCGCCAGCCTTTCGCTTCCATCCGCTTGAAGAGACCGGCTCGGCCAGGGTAGCCGCGCGGGTCCCCGGGCGGGATACGTTCGTCGTCCGGCCCGATGATGTAGAACTCGGTCCCGCAGTCGCGGGCGATGTCGATGAGTATATCCTGCTGCATCTTGGTAAGCGTGTCAACCCGGTAGTCATAGCCTTGGACCCACCGAGGAGTTCTTCGGCGGGCCCATGTGGGTTTTCTCTTTGGAGGTTTTTTAGGCGGGGTGTCGGTGCTGCTAGGCATCGTTCTCAGCTCTTCAAATCTTCCTAGTGGCTTGGGTGGCCTCGCGTAGATGCCAGAAGATAGCTACTAAGGCCCAATAGATCGCCAACAACAAAGCTTCCATTGCCTTGCTCTGGTCA